TTTCTCTTGCTGTAAGATATGTAAGCACCAATCTAACAAGTAACTGTTCAACTGTTCTACTGTCATTAAGCCATTTCGGGAACTCAACATGATATATCTTTTGCGTCATTTAAGTTTACGCATAGCTAAATCTACTGATTTATGTAATTCCATTAACTTAGGCGACGACATAGTCACTTTACTATCGCTACCCTGTAACATTCTATCAGCAGATAATCTATATACTGCGGATAAAATTTTTTTCATTTGTGCTTTAACCTGTGTTTTTGTTAATTTTTTAGGCATACATTTCTCCCGTTAATAATACACATTGACCCTCGTTTTGTGCATTCTGATTAGTTGCTGTTATCTTAATAGTAGACTCATTAGGTAAAATAATAGGAATACTATTATCTGGTTCTCCTTGATCACTGGCTGCACTATTAGCCTGTGCATACTGTAGTATAATTTGGTTATCAAGTAGTACTTTATAAGTTATTATTGAGCCACTGGTTGCCGTAGCGTTAAATATTATTCTACCAACAAAATAAGTGGAGCTTGGCATTGAAAACAGCAATAATGTTGTTTCATTATTGCTATTCGTATCTATTACCCCACTATAACCATAAGCATGTTTACCAATAAAATTAAGGCTGCTGCCTGTACCTGCCGGGTTTCCGCCGCCAACTGGGTTGCCACCACTAATCATGGTGATACCTTAAGCGAACTGTGCAGTTACTACAATATCTATTGCGGCATTCGTTGTTGTTGCTACTGAAAGTTCTATACTGTTACCAGATTGAACAGCTAAGTCTGTGTCGTACTGAACGAAATTTTGATTGGATCCTGTAGAAGTTCCCATTGTCATTTGTCCGCCACCTGCGAAAACGGCGTCTCCGTCTCGCATGGCATTCCCACTGACCTTTAGTAAAGAACAAAATTCCTCCCCAGCTCCATCACAAGCTACCGCTATTGATAAATGTTTCAATGCAGAAACTCCGGTTGGAACGGTGAAACTAGAACTTACGCTAGCTCCTGCCAAATTGTCTAGAGCTTGAAAGCTCGATGTTGCGCTTAGGCCACTTTCAGACCTTGAAATAACTATTGCCATAATTTAAATACCTATAATTTCACTGCAATAGGTCCTAGTTTTGCTAATCGGCCTACTGAAAATGATTTGGCCGCAAATTTACCTACTGCGGCTGCTCCTAAAGTTCCTAAGATTATAGACTTGCGTGCTTTAATGTTAGTAGTTAATGTATTAACACCTGCAACTATATCTCCCTTTAATGCCTGTTGTACTGCTTCTGCTGCGCCGGTGCTACTTAGTAAACTAAGTGCTGCGCCTCCTTCTATTGCAGATATTGTAAATGTTTTTCTAGTTCTGCGTCTAGGTGCTTTGCGTCTTGGTGCCATACATGGCTAATGCTTAGCCGTTATAAATGTATAGCAATGTTTACAGTGTTTCTTATCTGGGGATCTTCTACGTCTAAACCAATCACCACAACGCTCACAATTCATTACCAAACACCGCATTAATCTTTTTTTCTTCTTCTTCTGGACATGCATCACAACCTATTTTTCCATTAATATCCCTTACTCCCGACATAAGATTATGATTTGCTTTACATAATGGGCATTTATTAAACTTTAACCATTTATCACAGTCTCTACATATTAACCCTTTAGGTACATTATCAACTTTATCATTATAACAGTAAGGGCATATTTTCCCTTCTACTGTTCTTAGTGCTGCTTTTCTAAATAGTTCGCTTCTATTAATCTTATGTTCTTTTAGAAAGTCTCTTAGCTTAACAGGTATCGTACAATTAACTAAGCATTTAGGTTCAGTCATTTAACACCATCCAACGTTCTTGTTCCCAAACTGCATTTCTTAACGCTACTAATTGATTAATTGCATGCTTAGGTAACAATAATTCAATACGTTCACATGTTTGTGTTTCAGGTGTTACCATCATATGTGTTGATAATACCTTTAATGCTTCTCGGGCTTTGTTATACAAATCCTCGGATGCTTGCTCAAAACTAGTTATTTCATTCTGTCTCATAATTTACAGATTATAGAGTTAGTATATAATAATATGTATGTATGTATGCAACCTTTTCAGTTGAACCCCTAAATACTTGTGATAATTCTTATTATAGAAAGTAATATTTAAACCACTCGCTTTTTTTAAGAAAAAAAATAAGCCAACGCATACCTAAACTACCATACATACATATATATTATATATATTTATACTACTTTAAACCCATTTTACCACTTGATTTTGGCTGTTTTACCCCTTCCTGCGTCTGTTTTTGGGGGATTAATGCGCTTAAGCCGGACTTATTTGCGGCATACTCTACCAACATTGAGGCCCAGTCTCCATCCTTTGCAGCCTTCCTTATGTTGTTCATTGGGTCAAGGTCTTTTCCTTTCTTTACCATTGACCCTACTGATCCAAAAAAAGTATCCTGAAAGTTTTGCAACTTATCATGCATTCTATTTTCTATCTCTTCTATTACTGCCTGTAAAGCTTCAACTAAAATGTCGTCGCTTTCCTCAGATTGTACCCATGTAGTCCACTTTTTTCTACTTAATTCAGCTATATAATTAGACAGAAAAAAATAAAAGACTGTCCAAATTATAGCATACGCTAACAATGTTATTGGTTCTATTTCCATAAAAGAACATTGGGGCCTGTTATTTAGAGACAGACTAGGAAAAAGCTGTGGCCCCGTTAAGTCTAAATGCCCGGAAATTCCATTTCCTTTTCTGCTTCTCGTCTGGCTTTTTCTTCGGCCGTTGGGAATATATATTGAAGGAAAGCACTTTCTTCGGGACCTGCCCCCTCGGCGAACCAGCGCCTTATTGTCTCTGCCTGTTTTGCAGACAACTCTCCCTTAATTCCTAAGGCTGCTGAAAGTTGAGGAAAAGTATTAGCAAAAGATTGTTTTAAACTAAAACCCGGAAATCTAAATTGTGACAATGCAAAATAACCTACAACACCTAAAGCCACTAATAGAAAAATACTACTGTTATTAGAGCCTGTAAATCCTTTTAACGCTTCTTTCCATTCTAAATCATCTACTGCTTGTTTTTGTTCCTTTGTAACCTTCTTTAAGGTGTAACCATCCGGGATAAGGGCGTAAGGCATTACAATCCGAAAAACGTGCCGTCATCACGTTGCTTTGGTCTAGCTGGTACATCTGTTGTTGAAATTAAAGGTTTAATATCTTGGGGTTTTTCGTTTGGAAACTCTTCTTGCAACCGTTTTACCCCCAAATATGCAATAGGTATTGCAATTAATGCAGCGATTTTGCTCACATTAACCCCGTTTCTCTTGCTGTAAGATATGTAAGCACCAATCTAACAAGTAACTGTTCAACTGTTCTACTGTCATTAAGCCATTTCGGGAACTCAACATGATATATCTTTTGCGTCATTTAAGTTTACGCAT